AACGGGTTCATGGGTTGGGGACTATTCCTGTTATTGTGGTTAATTACTTCCTAAAAAACAAAAACCTTTCAAAATTGCCATCACCACCACTATATAATTTGGCTATGCTTGTATTCCAGTTATATAACAAGGAAACATATGCGCAGGAATTAGAAAAATATCAAGCATTCTCATTGCTTGTTGGGCAGGGAATGAACCAAAACGCAATGAGTATCGGACCTACCAATTTCATAAACGTAAATGATTCGGTAAGTAATTTACCTGAGTATATTTCTCCGAATTCTGAACACCTGAAAACGATTGTATCGAATTGTGACAGACTAAGGGACGACATATATAATGAAGCCGGGCAGTTAGGGGTTTATGCAGTAAAAGGACAGCAGTCTGGCATTGCAAAGGAATGGGATTTCAGGAGTGAAGAGCAAGTCCTTAAAAATGTAAGTACCGCTTCAAGTAAATTTGAAAATGATGCGGCAAAATTATTTGGTCTTTATATCAATGCAAGTGTTGAAGTAGACTCCAAGTATCCAGAGGACTTCAGTCCACAATATTTTGATCAACGAGTTGAAATTCTTCTAAACATCATTAAAGAATTACCACCTTCGGCACTTGCTGATGCAATATGGCAGGAAATAGCATCAATAATTTTTAAACAGACACCTGATAAGGCTGAGGAAATAATAAAAGAAATGATGAAATCTGTAGACCAGAGCCTAAAACCTGAAGGTGAAGATGAATGATATCACAAAGATATTGAATTCATTTTACAAGGTTATCTCAGCCAAGATACTCATTGATTTACCTGTTAAAAAAGTTTCACCCGTATTTAATTCTACCTATGAAAATGAAGGTGTTGAACGGAAAATAAAAAGAGTATTCAAGAAAGCCGATATCGACACCAAAATGGCGAAAGATCCATTGCGCAAAGCTGAAGTAATAGCATTCATTGAAGAGAAACTTATTCATATCCATAGGTGGAGCGAATCGGTTACCGAAATAGTAGATAAAGATTTGCTTAAGGGTGATGTTGCCAAAGACATAATGAAAGTTTATGAGAATGCACGTGCCACCATTTCTGGAGAGAATACAGAGGTATATAAGAGGTATAAGCAACAGGTTAATAAGAGGATAAACACACTTGTTTCTGGTGATACAAGCCGGTTGAAACGGGCCTATAAGGACATTATAGAATTAACTGAATCATCCACTCAGAAACAGTTCGACAATGCAATAAAATATGCCATAAAGGAAAAAGCAAGGTATAATGCTGAACGTATCTTCATTACGGAAAGAACAAGAGTAGTAGCTGATGAAACAATTCAGGAAGCAAATGAAGACAGTGATGTTGTTGCCTTAAAATGGCACCTTTCTCCACGTGAATATTGCGCTACCTGCCGAATGTATGCATCACAAGATTTCTGTGGTATGGGAAAAGCCATATATCCGAAAGATGAAGCGCCAGAATGCCCGGTACATCCGAACTGTAATTGCAGACTTAAGAAAGTATACAAAACAGAGATAAAGAACGAAAATGGGAGGTGGTCAAAAACCAGAACTGAAAAAATATTTAACTCTTTAAGCGAAAAAGATAAGAAATTGATTATATTGAATAATATAAAAGGTAAAAAGTATAGAAAAGGGTGATTATGTTACAAATCTACACCTTAAACATGGGCCAAGTAGAAATAAACGTTTATCAAATTACATGCATACTTAATAATGTAACTAACTCGGATGTTAAAGAAATACATTTATCATGTGGTATACGTATTAATGTATCACTTGATGTTTATAAAACAATAATTAAGGAGATTTACGATGGAACGTCCTCAGCAAGTAAACATTTACCCGAAACAAGATTGGTTAATAGTAAGACCAATGAAAGGGGAAAAGACATCTTCTCATGGGATAATACTCCCGGAGAAAGATCAAAAAGCCCTAAAAACAATAATGGGGAAAGTCGAGGCAACAGGTCCGGGAAAGGACATCGAAGGTCCTAATGGGATATACATAAAAAGAATGACATTCAATGTAGGTGATATTGTACTATATTCTACTTATGCGAAGAGTACAATTGAAGACGGTGGAAATGAATGGCATAATGTACGTGCAGATGATATCATTGCAGTAATTAAGTAAAAGGAGTAAATTATGGGGATTGCGCCAGTTAGTATTCAGTTAGGTGTAATGGAAGACGGTAAATTTAGGTTAATAGAAGCCGTGCCATTGCGAAATGCAACAGGGACATCAAAGGCAATCCCTGTATACAGCTATGGAATTGTTCGTATCACAAACATGGGATATTCTGAGAATATTGTATATATCGCCTTTGGTGATAGTACAATTGCTGCAACCAAAGACTCTGCACCGATAATGCCCGGTGTAACTGAATTCTTCGAAGTTAGTTCCCATACCTATATCGCAATCGTTTGTGGTGACCAGAACAGTAGTGACTCAAGTGAGAGCTCTGAAAGCACAAGTTCTGAAAGTTCTGAAAGTTCTGAAAGTAGCGAGTCTTCGACAAGCACTTCATCAGAGAGTACTTCATCAGAAAGTAGCGAGAGTTCAGACAGCAGTGAAAGTTCAACAAGCACGTCAAGTGAATCGACAAGTAGTAGCAGTACATCTGTAAGTAGTAGTAGTACTTCGGTAAGTAGCTCTTCAACGAGTAGCGAATCGAGTGCTTTAGTATAAACGCCATAGGCAATAGTTCTTTGAACAGGAGGATGGAATGTTAAGAGATGTTTTAAAACAGTATGTAGGTAAGATCGATCAAGAAATCATGGATAAATTGATCGAGGAAGCAGATGCAGACGATGAGAAAACCAGAGCCAATGCCCATAAAAAAGGGCAGGAGAACAGTTCCTTGAGGGCCAGACTCCGAAAGATTGAAGGTTCTATTTCAAAACTTGGATTCGAAGTCGACGATGAACTCGATACAAAAATTGAAGAGTTCGTCAATAAGTCAGGGACTTCAAACAAAAAACAGAGTGAGCTTGAAATTAAAGTCAATACTCTGTTGAAGAAACTTGAGGACGAGGATAAAGCAAAAGCTGAACTTACCCAAAAATTGAACGGTCAGAAAATATCGGTTGAACTACGTAAGGCTTTAAATAGTGGAAATAATAAAGTGCTTCCAAGTATTGAAGACCTTATTGTGGATAAATACATGCATAGTGGACGTGCAAAAGTTATTGATGATCAGATCATTTTTGATGAAGATACTGATTTAGAAACAGAAATTAGCAACTATCGGAAGAAAAACCCGGATCATTTCAGCATTGATCAGAAACCGGGTTCTGGTACAAGTGGTAAACCCACTAACAAGAAAGTAAACAGGATAATGAAACAGGAATTTGATAGTATGCTTCCGAAAGAACGGGCTCAGTATGCTATGGATAATCCTGATTTCGAACTTATAGAATAAGGAGTTTGTTATGGCTAATACATTAACAGCACTGGCTAATGTTCTCTATTCACAGGGACACATTGTAGCACAAGAAGACTTCGGATTCCTTCAGGGAGTACGTAAGGATTTTGATGATAAGGGAGCGTCCGAAGGGGATACCATCAAAATTCCATATGCACCTTCAGCTACTACCTCAACGTTCACTCCTGCAATGACCAGAACTGCAGGTACGAATAAGACAGCAGCTACACTTTCAATTACTCTTGACAACAACGAAGAGAGTTCTTTTCATCTTACCGGTGAAGAGGAGAAAATGTTACAAAACGCTGGATCAGATAAAGAATGGTTTGGTAATCTGGTTCAAGAGGCAATGAGAGCGGTTCGAAATTCCCATGAATCGAGTCTTTTTACTTCAGCTTATCAGGGTGCTTGTCGTGCTACTGGTACTGCTGGAACTAACCCATTCACTTCTGGTGTTGATGCCCTTGTTGATGTTCGTAGGGAACTTAAAAGCAATGGTTGTCCTATGGTTGATGTTCAGTGTGTTATTTCCGGTACATCAGAAGCCAATCTGTTAAAACTGGACCTAATTCAACAGGCCCATGCAGCTGGTGGATCACAGATGAGGGATACCGGAATTCTTAACAAGTTTTTCGGAATAAAACTTCGTACATCAGAGCAGATTGAAACCCACACGAAGGGTACCGGTGCAAACCTTGATGTAATAGCCGGTGGAGAACCTGTAGGGGAAACTACCATTTATGCCGACACTGGTACGGGTACGGTTCTTGCTGGTGATGTAATCACTCTTGCAGGAAGTTCGACGTATAAATATGTCGTCAATGAAGCCCTTACAGAAATCGGTGGATACCTGAAAATAGGCCGTCCGGGATTGAAGGTTGCCGTTGATGAAAATGATGAAATAGCGGTTGGAAACAACTACACTCCACAGGTGTGTTTCGAAAGAAATGCTATAGTGTCAGTGCAGCGTCCTCCTGAAATAGAGAGAACACCTATGACAGAGATTATGATGATTTCCGATGTAAGCGGATATTCTTACATGCTTGCTAAAACCTATGGGTATGGAATGACGACTTACGTAGTCCATTCTCTATGGGGTAACAAAGTTATTAATCCTCATTTTGTTATTAACCTAATGGGTTAATACTTGCTGAGTGTGGGAGCCGGGAAACTGGCCCCACATTTATTTGTTATGGATATCAGCGTTAATGTAAACACTTCCCTATCTTTCAATTTTTCCAAAAATCTTGAAAGCAAATTACGTATTGCCCAAAAAATCATATTGAAAAAAATTGTCTCGGATGCTGAAGTCATTATACGGAAAAAAGTCAATGACAAGCATCAACACATATCTGATTCATTGAAAACGCAGGTGTCTGGATTAGAGGCCCGAATATATATTGATCCGAATAATAAACCGGCAATATTCGTACATGAGGGTACGAGGCCCCATTTTGTACAACCTACTAATAAGAAAGCACTATATTGGGTAAAAGGTGGTGGTAAGCACTTCTCGAAAGGGCATATGGTGAGTGGTATTAAACCAGTTAAATTCCTTGAGAAAGCCTTTAAACAAAATAAAGAGTATATTGTTAATGAAGTAAAAAAAGCGGTCAGGGAGGCTATATGAGTACGTCGACGACTTATGCAATAATGGATACTGATTATATAACCGATACAATAATTACACGGTTTATAACTGCATCAGACTCAAGAGTACAATCATGGTTGGATGATACTGAAAATGATATAATGGAAGTATGCAAATCCTTTGGAGTAACTGAGAATGTTTTTAGTAATAACGTAACCAATAACGGGTTGAATTATCGGATAAAACAGTATATGGTTGCATATTTTTGTTCCATTGTATGTGAAGCCGTTTGGTGTACAAATGAAGTAGGAACTGACGAAGATGAAATATATAAGGTAAAACTTGATTACTATACAGAGAAGTATCAAAAGATACAAATGTCACTTACCAAAGAAATGTTCGAAATGGATGAAGATGATTTGAGTATGGTGGATACTATCTCTGGCGGCCTATTATTTAGGGGGTGATATGACTTGTTCACAAGACAAATGCAAAAGTGTATTCGTATCATGGGTATGGCTAATAGGTGTTATCATTACCCTTTCAACACCTATGCTTATTTTCGCGTTTAAAAGTGGAGCAAGAATTGAAAGCCATGAACAGAAAATAGAGAACCTAAAAACACAGATTGAAAAGTTAGAAAATATTGATGATAAAATCGATAAAATACTAAAGATGCTTAAAGGTTAACCCAAATGGCTTTAATACAATCAGCAAACTATGAAAATAATGGTTGGGTACAAACCACTACTGACTTAGCGTATCCTTCGAATAACACAGCCGGGAACATGCTTATTGCTGTAGTTTCCGGTGGTGGTAATGATTCTTCAATGAGTCTTTCGGATTCTCAGGGTAACTCATGGGTTAAAGTAGCAGAGTATTTTCACGATGGTTACTATACCGATATAGCATTATGGTATTGCGCAAGTTGTAATGGTGGAGCAAATACTGTCACGTGGACACTTGGGGGATGGAAGCAATACCGGAGGATGCAGATATTTGAATTCTCAGATATGGCTGCATCACCATTTGATGATTATACCCTTTTTTATGGTAGTATGCCTTCTCCGGGAACGGATGTAATACAGAGTTCAAACCTTACACCTTCACAGGCAGGGACTCTTCTTTTTGCATTTTACATTGAATCATACGTTGCTGATCCCGGATCGGCAGCTGGTACGAATTTCACACAAATACAGAAGTCTACAATTGATTATCATATGATTTCTGAGTATAGGAGTTACTCTTCAACTACTCCTATTCCTGCTACTTTTAGTATTTCCTCGAATCCGGGTGGGGATCCATATCCACAATATGTTGGTGTGTATGCTGTATTCAAAGAGGATGTACCTTCAAGTAGTAGCTTATCGTCTGAGTCAAGTGAATCCTCTGAATCTAGTACTTCATCAACAAGTATAAGTTCAGCATCTTCAGAAAGCAGTGAGAGCTCTTTATCTTCGGAAAGTAGCGAATCATCTGTAAGTGAGAGTTCCGAATCATCAGAGTCCAGTGAGTCTTCTGAATCTTCTGAGAGTAGTGAATCGTCTATCAGTATAAGTTCAGAGTCCTCTGAATCATCTGAGAGCAGCGAAAGTTCCGAATCCTCAGAAAGTTCTGAATCCTCATTAAGCCTGAGTTCAACAAGTAGCTTATCTTCCGATAGTAGTGAGTCGTCGACCAGTATCAGTAGTGAGTCGTCCGAATCAAGTGAGTCTTCACTGAGCAGTGATTCGTCGGAAAGTAGTGAGTCCAGTGAGAGCAGTGTATCGATAAGCAGCGAATCGTCTGAATCGTCTGAATCGTCAGATAGTAGTTCCTCTGAATCGGTAAGTAAATCAAGTGAGAGCAGTGAGAGCAGTGAATCGAGTGAGAGCAGTACTTCAATAAGTAGCGCGTCGTCTGAGAGTAGCGTCTCATCTGAAAGCATATCAAGTACCAGCAGTGATTCAAGCGAGTCCAGTAATAGTAGTGAATCGAGTGAGAGCAGTGAATCGTCAGGATCATCTGTAAGTAGCTCTTCTGACTCTGTAAGCAAGAGCAGTGAATCGAGTGAATCGAGTGAATCTTCTGAGAGTAGTGTATCTGTAAGCAAATCCTCTGAGAGTAGCGAATCCAGTGAGAGTAGCGAAAGCAGTGAAAGCCTTATTTCTGCGAGTTCAGCATCTTCAGACAGTAGCGAATCAAGTGAGTCTTCTGAGTCTTCAGAGTCTTCCGTATCTTCAACCAGTATCAGTAGTGCAAGTAGCTCTTCTGATTCAGTGAGTAAAAGCAGTGAGAGTAGTGAGTCTTCTGAGAGTAGTGTTTCAAGTACAAGTATTTCATCCGATTCAAGCGAATCCAGCGAATCCAGCGAGTCGAGTGAAAGCAGTTATAGTAGTGAATCGTCGTTTTCCGGGAGCAAATCATCTGAAAGCAGTACCAGTGTATCAAGCACCAGCATTTCAAGTGAGAGTAGTGAATCGTCGGAAAGCAGCGTTTCTTCAACTTCTATCAGTAGTGAATCCTCAGAGAGTAGTGAAAGCTCTGAGTCTTCAGATAGTAGTGAATCAATTTCTAAAAGCAGTACTTCAGTATCATCCGAAAGTTCTGAATCCAGCGAATCATCTGTTTCATCGGAAAGTATAAGTTCAGAAAGTATAAGTAGCGAATCTTCCCTGAGTAGTGATTCATCCGAAAGTAGCGTTTCTACTTCCTCAGAGAGCTCTGAGAGCAGTGAAAGTTCAGATAGTAGTGATAGTTCAGATAGCTCCGAATCGTCTGACAGTAGCGATTCCTCGTCCTCTGAGAGCAGTTTATCGAGCGAAAGCTCAAGTAATAGTGTATCTTCATATAGTAGCGACTCTTCGTTTAGTGGTATTTCAATATCATCAGAAAGCAGTAATTCTTCGGAGAGTAGCGAGTCAGGAGATAGTGTGACTACAGCAACGGTATATGACTATGTTGAAAAGATAAAGGATCGAATTGAATTAATAACTCAATCAAATGGGTATTCATACGATATCGGTAGTATCAATGCATTTGATAACGCATTATCGACATACCCGGCAATTGATGTAAAAATTGAGAAAGAAGAATCCATCAGTTTGGCAATGAACCTTTTCGGGATATATAAGTCAGAAATAACCATTAAAATAAAGCCAAAACTGAGTAATGTTGCTGATAGACCTCAAGATGCTATTTGGCCGGATGCAGCTACGGTATTGAACGATATAAAAGGTTTATTTCTTTTATCGAATGCCGGTGTAACAGTAAGAAAATTTAAACAAGGATATTTTTCATTCGTAAAAATGGAGCCAGTAAACACCAAAACAAGAAGTGTTTTTACTTCTAAGGAATTAATAAGTAAATGGTCGTTAACATATCAAGTATAGGAGGTACTCATGGGTGCGTTTAAAGGCTTAGAAATTATAGAGGTTGGTATTCAGTCAGGACTCACTACTGAAAATACTTCGCCTTCATACATGCCGTTTGTAGAAGGTTTTCAGCTTAAATTCAGTCCTGAAATGGAAGAAAACCGGCTTGCTAATGACAATGGTGGAAATCAGAAAGGTTTATGTGGAAATGCGTCATATGATTTCACTGGAGAGGTTCAAGCATTTGCAGAAACTGATAGCGGCTCACCTGTTGCGCCTGTGGTTGATCCCCTGTTAAAAGCCTGTGGTTTTGATGCAGCTACAAATGGTACAATAGTTTATACTCCGTGCTTTGAAGGCGACTACAGCGCAGTATCAATGTATGGTTATTCGGGACAAAAGAATGCTGGTGATTGCCTTATTATGAAGGCTAAAAATATGATGTTCGAGGGTTCTCTTGTTGGAAAGGTTGGAACACCGTTAAGACTCAGGCTTAACGGCAAGGGTGTTGTTTCTGCTATACCTGCAGGTGGAAACTACCCTTCTGTTTCAATGTTAGATGATGATATCCCGGTACTTACCATCAGTACTGCTACCATAAATGATATCAGCTACAAAGTATCTGAATTTGAAATAATGTTCGGATATACGGTTAAGTTGCTTATTGATGGTTCGCAGTATGGGTACTGGAGAGCACAGCTTGTTCCGGGACCTGCCAAGTGGACTGCAAAGGTTCTTACAGAGGATACCGCAAAGTTGAATCCGTTCACCCCATTGGTAGGTGTAGATAATAGTGAATTTTCTCTTGTTACCGGGAGTGGTTCAAGTGTCATTACTATCGGTTCAACTGCATCTTCTCAAATAATGGGCGTGGAAGACTCTGTAGACGACGGAGTAAAGATGTTTGACCTAAACGGGCAATTCACAAATAATGCATACTCAATTACTTTTGACGGGAGTGGTTCATGATACCTCTATGCTGTTTGGATAAGGTTGAATATACTGATGAGGACGGTACTGAGTGGACGTTTAAGCCTGTTACTGGTGACCTTGAACGTGAATACATAAAGATGAACGAATCAATCAATGAACAAAAAGATAATTCGGTTAAGTTGATTGATGAATTGATCGGGAAAGTTGTTTTAAAGTGTCGTCCGAAAGACAAACCAGATTATTTCAAAAGGCACAAGATATGTGATTCATTAACCATAAATGAGAAACTTAAGGTAATTATCCAAGTATGGCAGAAAGCAAACGAATTAAGTGCCAGTGAAAAAAAAACTTGATATGTTATATCATAATGCAGTTTGAGCCTCATTGTTACTTATTCGATTGTAATACATGCAGCAAAGACGACAAAGAAAGAAGGGGATGTATGAATCCAGTAACAATACCGCATAAGATAGATTGCTACTGTGGGAATGATCCTTCTTGTGATCTTTGTTCCGGCAAGGGTAAAATACCACTATTTAGATGCATTCATGCACATGCAAAAATGTTCTCCCATGAATACATATTCAAGTATTATTACCACTACAAACATTCATTTCAATTCCCTGATGGTGGTCCCATGCTTAAACAGCCAAAAATGCTCATATCTGTATTTAATTTTATCTCTATGGTTTTCAATAAAAAAGAGGCAGTGAGGAAATAATGTCAGATGAAAATATTGATGTAAAAATCAGGCTTATTGATGAGGCTACAAAGAACCTTGCAAATGTAAGAAATAAGATGATATCAGATACGGGTACTATAGAGGCTAAAACCTTAAGAAGTACCCAAAGGATGTCGCAATCTTGGCGAGGTGTCGGGATGTCGATGTCAAAACTTTTGCCAATCCTTGCAGGTGTTGTGCTTGCAACAAAGAAAGTCATTGACTTAAAAAACGAATCAATAGAACTTGCTAAAGTGCAAATCGATGCAGAAGCCTCGCTTGCTGCAACACTTGGATATGAATCCGAAAGCCTTAAGGATTATGCTGCGCAACTACAAGCCACGTCAACATATGGTGATGAGGTAGTAATATCCAGTATGTCTCTTATTACTGCTTTCATAAAAGAAGAGAACGCTGTAAAACGAATTCAAAAGGCTGCACTTGACTTGGCTGCAGCTAAAAAAATGGACCTTAGAACAGCTACGGATTTAGTTGTAAAATCTATTTCTTCAGGTACAAACGCCTTATCCCGATACGGCATTCAAATGGAGAAGTCAAATGACTCTTCTGTTAGAATGGAATCATTACTTAAAAATATAGACGCTGCTTTTGGTGGTGTCGCTCAAGCCATAGCCAGTACTGATGTTGGTAGGCTTAAGCAAATGGAGAACACTGTAGGTGATCTGAAAGAGGAACTTGGTACAGAACTCATGCCTTTAATGGTACAGTGGAATGGTCTCATGCTGAAAATGGCAAAAACAGCAGTCCCAATGCTTACAAATACGATAAAAGGACTTGGGATAGCTATGAGACTAATAAAAGGGGAGTCTCTTGAAGATATCAAATTATCACGACAAATAGATGAAGTCTGGAAAAAGAGTGAGAATGGCGCATCTATGTTATTTGATAAACTATCTGAGTTAAATAAAGCACGTAAAGAGCAATTAAAACTTGTAAAAGAATCAGAAGGTACAAATGATTTTATAAGGATGTCTAATGAACTTGTAAATCTTGATAGAAAGATCAAAATGGTAAAGACCGCTCTTAAGGAAATGAACGATGAATCATTTAGAAGAGCGAGTGAAGCAGGAAAAAGCATAACACCAACAATTACTGGCATAAAGACCAAAAAGAAGGGCGAAAAGTTTGATAAAGACGCATGGTTGTCTATGATTGGGCCATCAAGAGAGGATTATGAGAAACAGATAGTTGCTCAGCAAGATTTCCAGAAAAAAATGTATGACGATGCAAAGAAGTGGTCTGAGGAAGCAGCGCGGTTGCATTGGGAGGCTAGCCAGAAAAAAGCTGAGGCTGATAAAAAAGATCAAGATAAAGAAGAGGCAAGACTTGAAGATAGAGCTCTGAACTATCAGTATTTCGGCGAGGCGATAGGTGCATCAATGGCCCAAGGTATTGCAGGGGGCGAGGGTTCAATGAAAGATGCACTGAAAGATACTCTTGGAATTACAATCAGTTTTCTGGAAAAACAGATGATTGCTGCTACTGTTGGAAACCAGATAAGAAGTTTCATGGCAATGGGTCCAATCGGATTATTAAAAGCAACTGGAGAAGCAGCATTAATTACCGGGATATTCGAAACAGCAAAAGCCGGAATAATGGCATTCAAGGATGGTGGAATTGTAGACTATGGGACACGTTCTGGTGACCGCACAATAGCCAGAGTGAATAAGAATGAAATGATACTTAATGAACAGCAACAGGCTAATTTATGGAAAGCTGCAAATAATGGAAGTCAGGCTCAACCATTAAACGTATATATTCAGGATAGCTCAGGTACGTTGGTTGATACCATTACCACAAAAATGAGGAATGGTGACCGTGGAGTCGATAGGTTGATGTCTGAAATAATGAAAAGAGTACGATAATGGCTGATCCAAACAGTGTATTGGGGTTTTACCTCTCTGGTGACTCGGTGGATGTAGATTTCCCACAGTACGGGTATACCACTGATATAGTAATGTCTATTGCGAACCTGAAGAGACGAGACAATAGCTATTCTTTCTTCGATCGTACAAATACATACGATTCAAGGAAGTGCTCTATGGTGTTTAACCTCGAAGAAACAGAAAGCGAATCGTTCGTTTCATACTGGTCTGATCCAGATATAAGGGCTTCCACTTCTATTATGAACCTTGGTACACAATCCGGGTTTTTCCCTTTCGGAGCGGACAAGGGGGATTCCAATCTGTTTAATGTTGATTTAATATCTCATGAATACAAATACAATCCACGAACTACACTGTATGAGCATAAATTAGCCCTTTCAATGGTATCCGCACCGTCGTACTCTCCACCATCAGAGATAGACCAAGGTGAATTAAGCATAGGTTCTATCTCTGGTCTTTTAATGTGTCAGGAACAATACGATGTTTTAGAAAATTGGAATTATATTAAAAGTATAACCAATGGGGGAGTATTAAAAACTATTGATGGTCCGGCGGTTTCTGATGAATATGAATCACGTTTCATTCAACCCTGTAACCAAAGCAAGGCAGCTGCATTGATAGCTTACCTGATTACGAATAGAAGTGGAGACATTAGCGTCACGGCTACAAATGCAAGAATGTTCGGACACCAATCATCAGACTCATATACTGTTAACCTTATCGGTACTGAGAACCAAAACATAGTAATAAGGACAACCCATTCTGATTATGATAACTTTGATATTGAATTAAACTTTTTCCTTAAAAGTGTCTCATGAAATACATACATTGCATTCAAATCAACCTTGGTGACCTCGATATCACACAAGACACAGATATTGGCCTATACAATGAGTCAGGAACAAACTATTTAAGGTGGTCTGAGTTCCCGGTAACTGGTGATACTGCTTCTTGGACTTCTGGAATTGTAGGTATTGGTGGTTACCGTATTTCTTCTGATTTAAGACTTGGCGGAGGTAAAGCAAGCAGTACCGGGTATACTGTAGTAATACCGAATACATCACAGCTATTTCAGGCCTATGAAGACCTTGATTTCAGCATTACCGGGAAAACCATTCTGTTATATGAATTGCGCGGTACGGATGCTGATGCAGACGCAACAGATAGAACACTACTGAATACTATGGTGGTGTCCGAATCTACATGGACAGAAACGGAATGGACAATACAGGTAAAAAGCGGTCAGCGAGACGCAAATTTAAGTACAGTAGTAAATAATGGTGATAACGGGAATTTCCTCTATGCTGATGGTGAGACAAATGGTAAGCCAATACCGGTAACAATTGGGATGTTTATTCCAGAAATAACCGACTCAGGAGTATTTGATAAGCAAACGCTTGCAAAATTCATAAGGACTGACAACCGCATAGTAGGTGACTACTTTGATGATAATTATTTAGCCAGTGTTGCAGAAGGTGTAGGGTACAACACCTATGTTTTCCCGGTTGTGGCTACCACAATAGCGTACAGAAAGTACAAGTTCGAAATAAGAACTTCACCTACGGGTAATATAAGTTTAAGTGGTACTGACCTCGATAATACATACGTACGGGTGGTTGATGGTTATGGGGCAGGTCAGATCAGGAAATTATACACTCTTGATGTTTCATCAGGAGATAAAGAAATCCTTTTTGAAATAGATGATTGTTTCACTGATGATTTGGAAGACGGTAATGGTGATCCAAATGTTCGTTCATGGGTGCAAATCGTAAAAGTATATAGACGGTTTGATGCTGATATATGGCCATGCCACAGCTTTAGGGACTCTGATGGTGAGGAACTTGACAGTGCAGCTGTGTTGTATGTTTATGAAGATGAAAGGTTTAAACGGGTAAAACCATATGGTTATGACTTCACAGATATTGCGGATAATAATGCATTTGAAATTGACGCATCACTGTTTAACTCAAATGACTTCGAAGTACAGAACAGCTTTCTTATGCTTTCTGTTGGTAATGGCAGCTTACTTGATGAGGCTGATTTAAGTAACTGGCTTGAAGATGCTCAAGATTACGGAGGTTCTGACGATACCATTGATGGTGTAGAATTCACAAAACATACTGTTGAAGACGGCCTTTATGGTATACAGGCTTTTAATGCTCTTGATTTCAGTTTCTCAGCAAATAATCTAAATAGAATAAACGACAAAAACGGCGATAATTATGCAAACATAGAATTACAGCACGTTGTTTCTGGAACTGAATTCACATACGCCACTGCAGTAAAGTTCGCTCTCCCAAAAATACCAAAGAACTTTTCTTTTGATGATTTGGTTGTTGGTGTTAAAACGAAAGAATGGGAGGTTCAAAGTAATGATCCCGGTAATGTGGATTGTATTACCACAGTTAAAGTAGTATTGAGAAAGTTCAAATATTCTACAAAACCTTGTACTGTAATTACAAATGCAGACCATACAGTTGTTGCTGTAGGCTCTACGGATGCCGATATAATAGCAGAGAACTTACCTGATTTCTATTACGAAACCGGAGGCCCATCCCTTGCAGACAATTACTGCTTTTATGTAAATCAGGACGATGATCCTGCGGGCAAGATAATTTATGGACATACTAACTCAGTATTTAGTACTGGAATAAACAGTGTTGAGGAATATGAATCATATGTTGAGGTAGGCATAATTGTAATAAAAACGATCCTGAATACAAGTGGATCAGCAGTTACTCCGATAGATGAAACAAGACATTATGAATTAGCATTAATGTTTACCGGCACCGATGATATCAGGAAACAGTTATATACGCCATTGTTCGGACGCATATTCAATGACACATGGGGTGGCAGGGTGACAGCTGCGGATCATATAGAGAACCCTGTAGACGCTCTTGAGCATATTAAGAGGCTTGAACGATATGGCGACAATGAAGCCGGGAAAGAATACTCTCCATCTGCACTTATCAAAACTTCCGGGGACGGCTCTTTTGATGATTCTAGTTTAAATTATTTGCGTGGATACGATAGTACTTCATTTGCACTACAGTTAGAAAACGATGATACCATGATTTCAAACGTGGAAAAAATTATTTGTAGCGATTATTCTCTTCTGTCATACTATGATAATAATGGTTATGCATGTGTTAAAACATTTGGACCTGAAAGCCCGGCGGAAACGATATCGTATGGTGATACGATAGGAGAAATTGAAGTAATTCCACCTTCACCAGACGATGTTTTCTGTCAGCCAAAAATTAAATACTGCTACAATAATGCAACAGGCGAATATGATAGAACGCTCGAAGTGAAAAACGTGCATTTGGACACCTATGATGCAGATATATGTACTTCCGGGATAGATGCTTCGGAAGCGGAAAACATATGGGATATTTGTCATGCTCTGTACTTGAAGTATGGTGTTATTAATGAGGCTCCTAATATATGGAGTGAACTCAGATCAGTTTCTCAGCCTCTTGTAGCAATCCAATGCCTTATATACAAGCTAAATGTTATGGCTATGACCAGAATAAAACTACGGATCAACTATGAGAAGGGACGGTTGTACAACATCTTTAAGCACATTAATTTCAATCACCCACATATCACAGACGGATCAACTGTTGAGTGTGTTGTTGAAGAAATCGAACCCGATAAAAACGGTGGATATGTTGCTTTAATCCTTGTGACAGACACCATTGCACCATTGCTTATGGCCGGAGCAGAGGCATGGCAAAATACTTATGATATAAGTAACCCATTGTATCAGGATACTTATGAAGATAATGACAAATACCAAGGAATTACATAATGGCTAATGATTATACCGTACCTTATTCGGATGAAATATATCTTGGACAGATTAATGATTCGGAAGCGGACCTTGAATCATTACTCGGTTTATGTCAGGTAGGTTTGGCGAACGACTCCGGGTTATTGGTGTATAAAAACTATCTCGGAACTGTTTATAAAACACTGCGTGGTGAAGATTTTATTTCAGGCTACATTGTAATACCTTCTGATGAAAACGTGAACGTACTTGAGCGTACAAGTCTATATAGCAACGGATATGACCTTACACTGCCCGACAATCGGTATATCGGCAATGAATCCTATAATAACATGCTTAGGCTAACTGATTCGAATATATTTATAGTTGATGCAGATGAAACAATTACTGGTGATCTTGAAGTACAAGGCACCATTAAACTTACGAATAACGGGCATACTGCTGAATTTATATTGTCAGATACCGGAGTGCTTACAATTGAAATCGACGGAATAGATCAGGGTGTTGAATACTATAACGAGGAGTAATACATGTTTAGAGTCTTTCTTTTGCTGTTTCTTATATCATTATCATTTGCGAAACCTCACTACAGAAACATTACTGTAGACACGCTTATTCTTACATGTGATACAGTTACTTCAGCAGACTATGTTTTAGTAAAATCACCTGATGATACAATAAGATGCATGCATGTGGATTCAATTTCTGGTTCTGGTGGAGATTTTTCCGGCATTATCGAAGATTTGCATGTTCCTTATTATGTAGCAGCGTATGATTCATTTACGACTTCCCCAATTTCAATACATAGTACCAATGTAGCAATTAATAATAGTTCTCCTAATGGAAAACTTGATATAGCAAGTGGTGGGCGTTCATTAGTAATCGGGGGGAATTATTTTGATACGCTTAGAACTGATAACACATCTAAATATTCGAGCATTAGTTCTGTTCACAGATTGAATGCAGAGGAGCCTTTTACAGTAGTGTATAACTATTCGTCAAGTACTCAAAACCACTTAAGAATAGGTGGTGGTATTGCTGATTTAAATGCAGCAACAAACATAACCTTTTATACCGCTTCCAACAATACAACCACAGCAGGTTCCCAACGTATGACAATAACTCCAGAAGGTCATGTAGGGATCGGAGCGAGCTCTCCAGACTCTACTGTCGATATTAACGGAAGTTTCAGGATTATTGGTAATAGCTATTTTGGTGGTAGGGTAGGTATGGGAGAAGCGTCTCCCGGTTCAATATTAGATGTTGCTGGAACAGCAGATATCGACACTCTAAAATTACCATGTGGTGTGACAACAGAACCGACCTACGTATTATGCAAAACAACTGCTGCAGGTGATACGATAAGGCAAATTGATATTGACGAATTAAAAAATACCATATTATCTGGTGGTATTGATTTCAATGGTATAATAGAAGATTTACATGTCCCGTATTATGTAGAAACATATGATTCGTTTACGTCTGCACCAATAATAATTTACAATGGGAACGTAGGCGTTAATGATGAAACACCTGATTCAATGCTTGATGTAGATGGCAGCTTTCGAGTTACTGGAAATAGTACCTTTGGTGGACGTGTCGGGATAGGGACGAATACTCCTGCGGAAAACCTTCATATAGATGGTAGTAGTCCTTCAATGCTTGTATCGAATACAGGTGATAACTCAGCATCGATAGTAGCTGCGTCAAATTCGCAAGGGGGTTATTTTGCTTCCTATGATGCATCTAACAATTTGGATTTGTTTCTCAGTTCGTATGGCTCATCGTATTTCACCGGCGGTAGTGTCGGGATAGGAACAAACTTTCCTGATTCAACATTAACCGTTGATGGTTCAATACATACAAATCATGGATTTTTTGAGGGAAAATTAGGTGTAGGTTTTTCACCTGACTCAACACTGACAGTTAATGGCTCAGGAAGTTTTTCGGGGCATGTAAGAATAAACGGTTACCTTGGACTCGGAACAAATACACCTGAGGAAGTTATTCATCTTCATAATGGTAACTTTTTATTAGATAATAATTATGAGATGAGGCAAAAGGATTATAGCGGAACAATAAGAACTACTATGTGTCTTACATATGCGGATAAATTAAATGTTGGAACAGATGTAGGTCCGCTTTCGCTTATGGCCGGATCAGGTTCGTATGTTGAACGCATGCGCATAACTACTGACGGTAAGGTAGGAATAAACGACTTAACGCCTGATTCCATGTTTTCTGTTATAGGTAGTAGCTACCTTTCTGGAAATGCCCGTTTCGGTACCAATGTAGGGATTAGAATAAATAATCCAGAAGCCTCACTTGATGTATGCTATGGTGGATTAGGACTTCTTGTAGGTGCTGATAATGGCTCAAGTAGCAGAACGAACACAGCTGATAAATACTCAAGGATAGCATTTCCTCATTATCTGAGCGCAGAAGAGAAGGCAATGTTTTTATACGGTCTTTCAACATCTTCAGAGAACAGGGTACATATCGGTGGTGGTTCCACTACCTGTAACGCTGCAACCCTTCTAAGGTTCTACACAGCAGCAAATAATACAACAATACAGGGTACAGAGAGGATGAGAATAAACAGTGATGGTAATGTTGGTATAGGAGAAACGTCTCCCGATTCACTACTTACAGTTGATGGTGGATGTCATATGAAAAGCAACGTACTTGTAAATGGTAAAATAAAACTTTCCTCACTATACAACACTGACGGAAAAATACCTTACATAGATTCGGATAGCTCAATAGCAACATCGTACATGCATTACGATGAGTCTTTTGGACATTTAAGTCTTCCCGGAAATGTTTATTTCCCATTGTATCAAGCAGATTACTCCAAGGGCTTCATCCTTAATACCTACAATGGTAATGATACTGGTATGATTTATATGTCGTCCTGTGGGGCTTTGGGATGGCGCAGGGGTTCTGGAATAGAGTTCTATGGTAGTGATTATGACGACTTAAATCTTGCCGGGAGAGTGTCTATAAAATCAGCGCAAAGCTCTTCCCATTCTGGTCCTGCGAGTGAAATAATGCTGAGACAAGGAGAAATAATATTTTATCTCGATACAATACACAGTGCACCCTATTTGAACATTGGAGCAACAGGAACAAATGTAGCTATGACTGCAGCAAGTACAATGCAAATAGGAGTAACCGGTAATACTGATCTTTTACAGATATATTCAAATGGAATAACAACCGGGAGTCCTTCAGGTGGAGCTATGGGTGATGGCACAATTAATGCCAAGGCACTATACGACGATGGCTCTCTTGTATCGGGATATCCACTTGATTATAAATACAATAAAAACTTCAATATAGAGAAATGGGATTCATTAGCCGGAGGTAACCACGGGCCAGCAAGGAACTTTATTAGGAACAGAAAAAGGTCTCTTGATATAGATTCATTCTGTAAGCATATAAAGGAGGAAAGAACATTACCAGCGTTAGATGAATCGGAGAAAACAGGTAAAAAGCTGTCTACAGGTGAATCAATACAAAAACTTACCGAAACTATAGAAGTAATGGCGATTCATATCATTGAATTGAATGAAAGAATCAAAAACCTTGAAAAGGAGTAATCTATGGCTAAGTATGATGTAAAAATTACAGGTCAGAAGGCGGTTGCCGGTGGTGTTATCGGAGCGATAGCTGCATTTTTGACGGCAAAGGTATCTGCAATTGTTGAACCGTTTGCTGGAGATGATCCAACAGTAACAGGAGCAATTTATTCCGCATCCATAGCGGTATTGACTGCTGGTTACAATGCTGTTAAGTTTTTTCTCTCTAAGAAATGGGGCAAATATGCTGAACAGGATGAGTGATATAGCTATGGCAATATAATAATTTCGATAATTAATTTAAGCCCGGTGTTGACATACCGGGTTTTTTAGTATATATTAATAGTATAACAATACTAATAACAATAATAAGGAGGTTGTTATGCTAAGACGTAGTGATGCAGCAAAAGATATAACTGATATCAGATTGCTGCGAGAGAAAAAAGGTGTTACTTACAGAAAACTTGGTGAAGTAACTAAAACCAATCCTCAAAAGCTGATGAGGATGTTTCACGGGTATCAGAACATGAGTAAAGAAATGCATGAAAAGATACTTCAATACTTAAAGGGGGTTACATGTTACAGGATGTAGAATGCCCGTATTGTGAAGCATGGCAGGAAATTGATCATGACGACGGTTACGGTTATCAAGAGGATGAGTTATATGAACAGGAATGTTCTGAATGCGGTAAAACATTTGGGTATGAAACAATGATTATTTATTCATACGCAGCTAAAAAATTACCGTGCAGTAATGGAGAAGATCATTGCCTTGAAGAGTATAAAGTTATTCCTCATGAATTTGGTGTTGGTAAAAAAAAGTGCAAATGGTGTGGTGATGTAATTACTGTTGATGAAAAGGCAAGTAAAGAAGCATTGGATAGTTATTTTGACGGTTTAAAACAAGATTGTAAAAACTTTTTCAGAAGGGAAGTATAATGAGTATTAAAATGTTGTCTGCAAAGCTGAAAAACTATGGTCCTATTTCTGAACTTGAGTGTAAGTTCTTTGACGGTGTTACAACGTTCGTAGGGTTGAACGGATCAGGGAAAAGCAAGATACTGGAATCAATTGTATCATGCGTGAAAGGTGTAGCGAAAAAGAGTGGTGGAATTGTTGGAGACCGGTACCGGTTTATTGGTAGCTATGGTAAATCATCAGATGTTGAATATGAATTCATCGACGAAACCACAGGTAGTAGGTTTTTCATCAAAAATCACATGACTGCTTCATCTAACAGCATTTCAATAAAGAGTGACGATGGAGAACCTATCGGAGAGGAATGGTTAAGATGTTTCATGAATGTTTCTCTCTTATCTGCTACAGCATTCTCTCAACTATCTGGGAAAGAACAGGCAGAAATGCTCGGAATTGATGTGAGCTCCTTTGATAACGAACTATCGGAATTAAAAAAAGCTGCAACAGAACTACGTGCAGAAATTAAAGCATTCGGGGAAATAAAGGAAGTTAAACCGGTTGAAAAAATTGACATATCTGAACTTAATAAACGTGAAAAGGAAATAGAAGCAGGTCTAAACGAACAATATGTAAAAAATCGGGAAGAAAACGAAAGGAGACGTAAAGTTCATAAAACTTTAGAAAAAGACGCTGAGGAAACAATCAAAAATTGGCATGATGAAACCCATAAAAGAGTAGAATTGAAAGTGTTCCTCGAAGATGCATTGAAACGGTTAGTAGACAAAGGATACACAGGGAATGAGGTAACTGAATTCATTGAAACGTTTCCCGAACCCGATCCAGAACCTAGAGTGATCATACCTGAATTGGAATTAATTGAACCTGAAATGCCTAGCGATTTAGAACTACGAGATATCAGAAAGCAAATAAAAGATGCATGGGAAACCAATGCACTATATCAGGAGTATTTAGCATACACAAAACTAGTAGCTGAAAAAGCTGCACTCAAAAAAAAGCTCGAAGAAAATTTCGATGCACGTGTAGAGTGTATTGCTGCGCGCAATGAATATCTTGCGTCCCATGATTTCGGTTTTAAAGGGTTGTCAGTAGACCTTGATGGCAATCTTGTACTTTCGGTCAGAGAAGACAATCCACGGCCTTTAAAGCAGCCATACTTCAGCAAGGGTGAAATGGAAATGATAATGGCACGTCTTCATATTGCCATGAATCCAGAGTTCCGTGTCCGTTTCATCGATGATTTCGAGTGTATTACTGAACCAAACGATGAGAAGATACTGAAAATGCTACTCGACAACGGATTTCAGGTTGTTGTAGCGGAAGCCCGGAAGCCGGGCAAACGTAACAATGAAATAGTGATAAAGGAATGTAAAATCGATAAAGGTGAGGATGAACGAGAGGCTCTGTTGTGAAAATGGGTATTACACACGAACAGTTATGCATTGTAGCTGAGAAACTAACTGGTTGGGTATATGAACCATTCTGTGTTTCAACTAAAAGAGAACCCGAATGGATGAATGATATTTGTCCTGATGGCGTTCCACCCGGTTATAGATATAATTGGGTGCTTTGTCATAAACTTGGATGGTTGATGTATAATAAACCCGGTTGGGTAGCTAATAACAGACCGGATTTAATGTTACGTTATCGACCGGGGTGGATGAAAACACATAGAAAGGCTTACATAGAAAGGCTAACTTATGAAAATTTTAGCACGTACAAATGAAGGATATATTGTTAATATCAGTCATAATGAAATCGCTCACCTTGGTGGAGATTGGGATTTACGTTGTGATGGTTTTGTCAACAATAAGGGTTCTGTATATAAATACTGTGATCTACCGCTTAATGCAACAATAAACGTTTCTAAAATGTATACGGAGGCAAATGGTATTACTAACTCGCTTAAAGATATGTCTACAAAGATGAAGAGCGTATCCACAAGCATTCAGAACTTGCTGGCAGGGATGGAAAACCGGTTACATCCAATAGAACTGGAAGATGATAAAAGTGGTTGACACCACAAGCAGCTTGTGATATATTAATGTGTGGTGAATAATTCCCCACACATTTTTTAACATTAAATAGGAGGACGCATGACTTTATTAAGAAACGATGTCGAAGTATTTGCACTCGATATCGAGACAGTACAAAATGAGGCAATGATAGGGTTACTTCCCGAACCGGAAGTCAAAATCGGGAACATTAAAGACCCGAAAAAGATTGAAGAGAAGCGGATTGAAGCAAAAAAGAAACAGATTGAAAATATGGCTCTTCATCCTGAGACCGGGATGATATGTTCGTACGCTATTTATGGTGAAGGTGTAAAAGGAGGTAGAGTTATTGAGTCTATTTCATACTCTGAAGAAATTTCTCTCATAAAAGAAATTCTTGCATTGCTTGATAACTGTGTTGTAGTAACATACAACGGAATGAATTTTGACTTCCCGTACATCTTTAAGCGTGCAATGATCAACAGTATCGATATGTCGGATTATGATTTCGTTTTGAAGAAATTTACCCAACGTTATTCTATATCTCCTCATTTTGATGTTATGCAAGTATGGAGCAATTGGAATAGAGAAGACTGGCGGTCTCTTGATTATCTTGCAGATTTACTACTCGGACAAGGTAAAACGGTAAGAGACTATTCAGAATATCTTGATTTAATAGAAAAAGGGGAGCAAAAGAAAATCTTCATCGATAATGTACGTGATGCTGAGTTAGCATACCGCATATTCAAAAAAATGGAAAACTACTTCTATAACTTGGGGGATTTATGAGAAATTTCATGTATAATACTGCTGAAGAGATAATGGACAATTTAACCTTTCTTCCTGATATAACTCATGAAGAATTGTTGACTGCTGTAATAGGATTGTGTAGTAAAGTAGTAGTTATGCAAGAAGAAATAGAAAGGCTTAGAAATGGAAAAAACTAATGCATTTTCGCTTATAGATTTTAATCTATCAGAAGCAAAATGGGAACGATACAAGCAGCAAGTCATTAATATAATGCCGTCCCATTTTAAGAAAGATCATAAACGTTATTTGCAGATATATGTTTCACTTGCTAATAAGTTTATGGGTGATGAAAAAATTACAAACAAAAAATCAATTCTGTCATGCCTATATAATGCCCCAACATTGGGGCTTAATCCCGATCCTGTTTTCGGGCACATATTTTTCATACCGTATAAAGGCGTGCTGACGTATCAAATAGGATATAAGGGTATGATACAATTGTCACTTAATAGCGGTAAGGTAAGAAATGTTCGAGCAAACCTTGTTTACTATGAAGATGAATTTGACTACTACGAAGACGAAAAAGGACAACACTTTATTCATAGACCTGCATTAGATAAAAAAAGTAGAGAGAAGTGTGGGTATTCAATATTTGAAGATATGCAAGGTATTCCAAATATTCATGTGATGAGTCATGATCATATCGAAGGGATTAAAAGATTGGTTCTTTCAAGAATGAAGGGGAAACCTACGCCGTGGAATGATCCGTTATTTGAACCTGAGATGCGGAAGAAAACAGTCATTAGACGGCACTGGAAAACTGAGCCAATGAGTTCTGAAATTGCTCAAGCAATAGAATATGAAGAAAATGTGGAAAATGGGATAGTTAGTTCTCCAGAAGAAATCGAAGAAACAATCGATGAAATTCTTGAACAGACTACAGAAAAAGTTCAAGAGGCTCAAGAGGTTCAAGAAGTTCAAGAGCCTGATAAAGATTTCACTTCTAAACTGTAAAGGATATTTATGAAAGCAATTTCAATTAAGCAGCCATGGGCGTGGGCGATATGTAATGCTGGAAAGGATGTCGAAAATAGAGACTGGCATACTAACTATAGGGGCCCTGTTTTAATACATGCAAGTAAATCAATCGACAAAAACGGGTATGATTTTCTTGCAACAATGAATATTTTCCCACCATTGGCAAAAGTAATTGATAGAGGGGGGATTGTCGGTTATGCTGAAATAACTGACTGTGTAATGAGTTATTTATCGCCGTGGTTTTTCGGTAATTATGGGTTCGTTTTAAAAAATCAGAAACAACTACCATTTCGCAAATGCATCGGAAAGTTACGTTTCTTTGATGTTGATTATTAGTGAAAGGATAAAACAATGAAAGTAATATGTGAGAAAGCGAACGAATATGAAATATGCGAAAGTTGTGATCATAGTAAAGTGCATGACCAAACATTACCAAAATGTTTAAATGCTAGGTGTTATATGGTTGCAAATGCATTCGCAATAAAAAACATCGATTGTACAAGATGTGAATATTCAGAAACATGCGAACAATACGATGCTAAAAAGCAGTCGAGTATTGAATTTAAGAGACGGAAGCAGCAAGCTGAAAAAACAGGTAAAGACTATGAAGAGCCTGACGAACGTATACTCGAAATTCAGCAACGGTTACAAAACCCCGTAGTAAATTTACTTACACATGGAGAAGACTGTGGGAAGTATCGGGAACTGTTTTTTTATGTAAAATGTAAGGAAGTTTAATATGGCTTGTAAATTTATACGAGGTAATAATTACACTGCATTTCAATGTGATCCTGACGTATTAAGTTGTGGACCTGACGGAATTTTTGATCCAAATGGCAACAAACCGTATGACGATTTAGAATGTAGGCACAATCGACGTAAAGAGATGAAAGGTGTACTCACTTGCCTCGATTGTTGCGCAACATATAATGAAACAACACTAGAATGGGAGGTAAAGAATGTATCGTGATCCTACCACAAATGAACTAAACAACCCATTGTTTAAAGCAGTATGGGACTGTATTAAGACTTGGGATATCAATGTCCCTGAAGAATATGAAGGTTATAGTCAGGCAACAGGCAATCATGTATGTGCAATCCTTGATGTAATCGCCGACGCTATTATAAGGCTTCTTAATTCGGAGGATAGGCAATTGTGAGAAGAATAGCTAAAAAAGATGATAATCACAATGAAATAACCGAAGCGTTAAAACGTTTCGGTTTTTCTGTTTTTGACACTCATCAACTTGGAGATGATTTCCCCGACTTCATTTGTGCCCGTTCCGGTATAACGGCAGTAGTTGAAGTTAAAAGCAAACGGGGGAAATTGACGTATGGGCAAGAAAGATTTAGAACTCTATGGAATGGACTCCATATAGTTGCAAGGCATTATACCGATGTTCTTAAAGCATTTGGAATAACAATTAGATAAGGGGAGTGTTATGGACCTGTTAACCATAATAATAATTGCTGTAGTGATCTATATCGTTATCGGAATGTGGTGTATGTGTAGGATTGCTGCGAAAGCTGATAAAAAGATGCGTGAACATTTCAAAAAATAACATTTACCTATTGACAGTAATGCGATAATACTATATATTAATAGTATAATAATAATAATAATAACATTAAGGAAAAGAGGTTTTATGGACGCAAATAAATGTAAAGATTTAGTTGAAGATAACTGGTTCTTTTTTAACGGAAAAATAATAAGAGGAATAACCAAAGGTATCGATTATTGGTATATCCACGATGTTGCATCAGCATTCGGTTACGACGATGATATCAGTGTTATAAACGCAGTGAGTAGAACCAATATAAAGCTGCGTCAATACTCTACTCATACATTGATCGATGTTAAAGATATTGATGTAATCAAGGAAGATGCCTATATACTGGTACTTAACAACATTGGTTTATACGAGGCATGCCAGGTAAAGTATGGGAATGAACGGGCATTAAATCTTTTAAACAGTGTAAAGACAAGGTAGAAAAGAGGTTTTTATGGTTGATTTTGCTTTATTTGCTTTGGTTATGTTTGTTTTATTTGCTTTGGTTACAATAGTACTATTTAGCCTACACGAATTAATGTGGAATTCGTTCAAAAACAAGAACTTGCCAAAAAGCACATGGTTGAGACTGAGACACATAAGTGATCTTGAAGATTGTGATATAAATGAAGCAATTGAAAGAGCCATTTTATCGTATCACATACTTCGAAATGAAGATGATAGTTCAATGGCATGTGAAGAGAGCTCAAGTGTCTCATCTGAAAGTTTATCGTTAACATTTTCAAGGGAGTTAAAATGAATTTACTTACAACTTTATTCGCGGCAACCATAGGGATTTCCCCTATAAACGATGATATGCTGAGAAACGATATCGAGTCACTGTATTTCACTAACTTGATATGTAGTGCAACCATATGTGACAGGATTACTCTTTCCGGGGGAGTTCTAACTGATTCAAAATATTCTCACAAGGTTTATTTCAAACCTATTCAGGACAAGTACTACATGGGACTATACATGAAATGGTATGATTTCCTTGGTGTCGGTATTAAGCACGATTGCAGACACAGTGTGTCTGCATATGATAGCACTTATGATAGGTATGATCTTTCAAAAACGTTTGAGTACGTATCGATAGGTGTTGATAACAGAAGCCTTTATGCAAGATACCTTGTAGGTGCCTGTATGATAAGCCAGAGGTTTTCATATCCTAGAGCAGAAGAGTACGATGGTAAAAACAAGTGCGATACATACATCCTGAATGATCGTGTAACCAATTTTTGTATGAACATAATATTCGGTATCAGGTATAAGGGATTCCATTTAAGTACCGATAATACTATTTCAGTTTCTTCTTATAGCAGCGTCAAGGTATCACTTGAATATGAATTCACACATACGGCATTGGGTTGCATGTACGAACATACTTATGAGTATAGGGTATATCATAATTCAATAAACACCAACAAGTTACAGTGTTATGTTAAAGTGTTTAATTAACCATAAAAATCGCCCGGCCAGAGGGAATGAGTACAACTCTCTGACCGGGCTTCCATAAACATCAATAACACACCTTATTTACAATATACCAAATAACTTTTTTCTTTTCTTTTTTATTTTAAAATTTTTCTCAAAATTAGAATGAAAGCGTTTTTTATGTTTAACATCCCAAGTGTCTTTACCGTCGTTATAGACTCTGTTACAGTCCTTACAGTGCAGTTTCCCTTCTTTCATATCCTTATCGTCCCTACACACTAATTCGTCATGCTCAGGTGCAGCTGATATGCAGTACATTTCTATTCCCTGAATGTCTTTGTATGCTTTACACTCTTCTGGATCAGTTAACAGGTCAATAATTTTACTTGGTTTATATTGCTTACATTCTGCCTGATGAGTGCACAGGGTACAGTTAACATTAGTTTCTATGAATAATGCAGGTGCGTGGGTACACTCTCTTGAGATGCAGGTCCATTCAGCAAGATGGTCACCTGAATGGTAACATCCGGTACAGTACTCATTATTTAAATAATCACAGGTTAATAACATACGAATCCTTTTTTTTTAATAATATACTGCATTCTTTAATGTTATCAACTCTTTTTCGTATCCTTTGGCAGGATGTTTGTTTTCATCTTTCAGTACCATTTTGAAACATCTTCCTACCTTTGGTTCTCGATATTTATACTCAAACCATCTTGTGAACAAAGTTTGGTCTAGCCCAAGTTCTCGAAGTTGAGACGAAATAATGTATCCCTGTTCATAATACTTATTCATAATCTTTAATGCGTTAATTCTCCATTGTGATAAATTCTTTGGTGATGATTTACCGGGAGAATCATTCAACCTTATTATCGGTCGAGTATGGCGTTCAAGAAAGTTCAATGGTGAATACATATTTAGAGATATTAAATAATTCATAGTTGTAGTAATTGACTGTACTGTAAATTTAATTACATTGATATGTCGGCATAAATCATCATAACGATTATCACCCATTATTGGTGTTAATATCGCCCTATAATGCGGACCTTTATTTTTCAGGTTACCCCCATAACGTTCTGTGTTGTTGAGTATTTGATAAATGACCTGCAAATTATTCTTGAGCTTTGCTTGTATCCCGATTTGTATTTCAGAGTCCTTCGAAAACATCAGCATATCGTATCCATAACACTCTGGATATATATCCCAATCGCCTTTATTAAGTTCGATGAATTCATCACACATTTCGTACTCATATCTGTATTTATTCATCTTTTACCTCAACACAGTTTTTACAAATAGGTTCACCATGGTGACACTCATAACACTCGTCGTGAATAATTCCGTGCTCACATTTATATTTGTCTCCCCAATCAGTACAATCCCTTTCGGGACAAATGTATTTATTCATCTTTTACCTCTTTTACCTCAACACAATACGGGCAAGTACTGTTTTCCCAAAAGCAAATTTCCGTTTCTTTATGTGGTACTCCGTGATTGCAATATCCTCCGGCTCCCCAATAGGGACAATCCTTATTAGGACATATGTATATCATGATTCCTCCTTATCAGGACAATTTTCTTTATTCATTTTCCTTTTTTCAGCTGCAAGTTGTGATATCTTTTTGTAGTATTCGGAGTCTCCCCGGATTTTACTTTTACCCTTTCCGGCAATACCTCCCTTTCTGCCGATTTCGGCCATGTATTTATTAATTCTCAATTTAAAATCCTTTCCAATGTTAAAAAAGGGGAGGAATTTCCTCCCCCAGCGTCCACAATTTATTGTCACCATCTTTTTGTCCTTATAAGCATCACCTTACCTTTCTATCAACCGATATTATCTTGAAAAAGTGTGTTCCAAATTTGCCACACTTTCTATAGCAGATAGCAGCTTTTTAATATCTTTTTCAATGAAATAGATTTTTGAGTCTTTGTCTTCGATTCTCAGTTCTCCATCAATTTTATAGATTTTTACGCCATCCACTTTTTTTACTATCATACGTTCTCCCTTTTGAAGTGAATAATTGTCACACTATTAATATACCGCAACCGGCTTGTGATGTCAATGGCTTTATTAACTTTCTTTATTTTTTAAAAAACCGTTGCATATGCATACTTTTTAAGTTATGTTAGTATTATGAAAGTGCCAGATTTCATTCCAAAACTACAGAATATAATGCTCTTGCGGAATTAACCGTCCCTGCTACGTCCGTGCTGGCACACGGGCGAGAGGAGCTTTTTTGAGGCAATGTATGATTGAAGGTGGATATTATATAAAAGCACGGTGCATACAAGAGTCAGAAATATCCATATGCTCTCCTGTTGTACGTGAATTATGGGACTGGTTATTGAGAGAAGCCAATCATAAAGACGTTGAAATTCATGGTTATACTACCAAAAGAGGTCAATGCTTTAGGACAATAAAGGATATGAGAGAAGGTCTAAAATGGCAAATAGGGTACCGTTTTGAGCGATACAACGAAGAAGTTATGAAGAATGCTATGAAGAAGTTACGAAGCCTCTCTATGATAACCACTACGAAAACCCCAAGGGGAAACCTCATAACTATTTGTAATTACGACAAATACCAGAACCCACACAACTATGAACTCCCCAACGAAAACCCCATACGACTCCCGACCGACTCCCGACCGACTCCCGATGGTGGCCTGTCCATTAACAAGAATGTTAAGAATGATAAGAATGATAAGAATAAAAGAAAATATATAAAAGAAAAATTTTCAATTCCCACTATTGAACAAGTTTCAGAATACTGCAGAGAACGAAACAATGAAATTGATCCAGAACGTTTCGTCGATTTCTACACATCGAAAAACTGGATGATTGGAAAGAACAAGATGAAGGACTGGAAAGCAGCAATACGAACTTGGGAAAAAAACAGTAAACAATCTTCACCTGATCAGGATATAGAAGAATCACGTTTGCTTTAATCAGGAGGATAAATATGAACGAATTACCAAAAGATTTAAATTCAGAATGTTGTTTAATTGCCGGTATGTGTAGGAGTGAAACAATTTTTTATAACGCAGTATCTAAATTGCATGAACATCATTTTTATGACGAATCAAACAAGATTGTTTTCGAAGAATTAAAAAAACATACCAAACCTGATTTAATAATTCTTGATCATATCTGCAAAAACATAGATGTTAAATTGTTTGATTCATTCGCAGAGGCATACGGATCATACAACGGTAATTCCGAAATTGAGTACATAATCGAAGCATACAAACGAAGGAAAATCATCATAGCTGCACAACAGGCAACCCAATCAGCTATGAGTGATAACGATAAAACACCAGACAATATCTCTTCTCAACTGATATCAGATATGAATTCGATAGAAATTAACGATGATATGGTACACGTAAAAGACCTCATACCGGGTGTTATTGATTACATGGAGTCTGTTACAAAAAACGGAACAGCATCATACATAAAAACCGGTTTACCTGCAATTGATGAAAAACTGATTATAACGCAAACGGATTACATAATTTTGGGTGGTAGATCATCTAACGGTAAAAGTGCAATGGCAGGAGCAATCGCAAGGAATGTCGTAAAAGCAGGGAAACGGGTATTATACTTTTGTCTCGACACAATAAAAGAAGTCGAAATACTGAGGACGTTATTTAGTGATGCTCATTGTGATCTTTATAGTTTCAATAAAGGTTTAACAACGAAAAAAGATTATATCAGGCTTCACGATACAATAAGCACATTTCCTAACTACGAGCTCTATATGTCGAGCAATGATGTAACAGTAGAGCAACTTATAGCTAAGGCGAATAGATTAAAGCATGAGAAAGGGGATATCGATTTAGTTGTAATTGATTACATTACCCGTATCAGGTGTAACAAACATCACACATTGCGTGAAAACGTTAACCACATTTCAAGAGAATTACATGAATTGCCAAAGATTATAAAATGTCCGGTACTTGCATTATCTCAGCTGAGTAGATACGAAAATGAGGAAATTGTTCCACCTAAACGTAAAAATTTAAAAGAATCAGGAAATCTTGAACAAGATGCCGATATCCTCATGTTCGTACATTGGCCGGGTAATTATTCTACTTTCAATGCAAAAAAAGCAGGATGTAGCAGTGATTACTTCAAACTGTATGTTGCAAAACAGAAGAATGGATCTGTAGGACTCATAGAGTTATCAATTGATAAAACAACACTTAATTTCTCGAAATACAACAGAATTAAAACCGACACAGCAGAAGGGTGGCAAGATGATTACTGAAAATGTATTTGAAAAATGTAGAAAAGCAGTGAAAACTTTTCTTGAGTATGTTAAAAAATATAACGATGACTGGAAGAAATATTCTGCAGCAAAGAAGTTAGTTGAAAAGTATTTAATATCTTCGGATGAAAGGGTGGCAAGATGATTATTGAAAACGCATTTGAAGAATGCAAAAAAGCAGTTAGAAGTTTTCTCAGGTATGTTAAAAAATCTAAAAATGATTGGACTACATATTCTGCAGCAAAAAGGATAATTAGGGGATATGCAATATCTTCGGATGAATATGATTTAATAATACGTGAAATAGTTACTACTTTAAAGCTATAGCAGTTAAACGCATTTTAAGGCACATTTAAGAGAGGATAATTTTAGACCACTAATGATACGGGTAAAGATTTATAATGAACCTACGGGGAAATTTGCCATGTATCCGGCAGTGATATCGAGTATTTTCTGAGGTTTGTTATTTTTTTAGACTCCTTCAAGGTTTTTGATGATAAAATAATTGATTTTAAGTATGTTACTAATAACTCAGCAAAGGACCATTATGTTAATCAAACGCAAAGACGTTGTAGCATTTAACGCTGCACTCTACACACTAAAAGGCAAATACAATGCCTCTTTCAGGTACGCGGTAAGAATCAACAAAAAAGCCACTTCCCAAACAATGAGCGAAATCAGGGCAAAAAACAAAACTTCTGTTGAACTGTTTTCTGAATTTGAAGCCAAAAGAAAAAATCTGGTCGATGAATATGCGAAACGTACTCCGTCAGGTGATTTGTCGATAGATAACAATCAGTGTACAATCCCCAAAGAATCCCGTGAAGAATTCATACAGAAGGAGTCCACTCTCAAAGAGCAATACAAAGACGCAATTAATATGCGTGAAATCGAGAAGGATCAGTTTAATGAGTATCTTGAAACGGAAACCGATATCGATATCCTTCAGGTGAGGGAAAGATGTATTCCTGAAAATCTACCACAGGAAGTATATGAGGCGTTATTTCCGATGATACAGGAAAAGCCCGTTAAGGGTGGTTAAAGGCAGCTTAGGAGTTAAAGGCCCTATGGTATGTCTGGCTTTTGTATCGTGGCAAATAGGGCATCTGTAGGGCAAAATTCTCGAGAATTTTACATTAATCAGAAAGGGTAAAAACGATGGAAAGCGGTAAAAAGAGAAAAATTCTATTAAAGCATCATAGGGGGGTTGGAGATGTCCTCATGCTTACGGCAGGGATTAGAGATTTCAAATTACTGTTTCCTGAGATTGAGGTAGGAGTGGATACACCATTCCCTGATATCTTTATTGGCAATCCGTATGTAAGTCCGGGTATAGACAAGTACACTGAATGTGTTGAGGTATACCATGCCGGATACCCGACAATTCAACAATGCAACAATGGTGTGATTCATTTCACACAATCTTTTTTGCTGGATATAATAACTCAGGTTAACG